TGAGAAAGAGGATACCACATCAGGTGGGCGTGAGTTAGCCTGTACTGCAGGGGTATGTGAAATAGTTGACATCGAAGCAGCGTAGTGATAAGTTGGTATGGAAACGAGGGGACGGTTGGGTACAATACAATCCCCCTCGTAGCCATCCTAGTTATGAGGAGTGGAAGAAACTAAAAGAGAAAGAGAAGGAGAAGGAATGAAGGAAGTATTAGTGAATGCAATACGTTCCCACTTAGCTGGGAACATTAACAAACACCTAGCAAACATACAGGTGTACATGAATAGCACAACAGGTATCGGTGAACACTCTGATATCGTAGAGACTATCGAACTGGAACTAGAACAAGTTGCTAACTACCATGACAAGCTAGAGATGTTAGTTAAGTATTTTATTCAACCCTCAACCACTGAAGAGGAGACTACAGATGAAGAACCTAGAGCCAAAGATTGAAGACCGCAAGAAGTTTGACATTGACCTAGAGTACGGTAAGGTACGTGAGCAACAGGTAGCTGCCATGCTACAAGACAAGAAGATTGAGGTGAAGAGTGAAAGAGATGTGTGGCAGAAGACTGGCAACATTGCAATCGAATACGAGTGCTATGGTAAGCCAAGTGGCATCAACGCTACGGAATCAGATTACTGGTTCCACAACCTTTGCATTGGTGATGAAACATTTGCAACACTGGTGTTCGATACTGCCTCGTTGAAGCGCATCATATCTAACCTAGATAAGAAGCGTAGTGTTTCTGGTGGTGACAACAATGCATCTCGTATGTATCTGTTGAACCTACAGAAGTTGTTTTCCTCTGATG